TCACTAGCGGAAAGGCTCCCACTAAATGACGCTGTAGTCTTAGTGAACCCCTCTACAGTAATTGTCCTAACTTGAGCCGTAAATGTTTCTTGGTCTAAGTTATTCCAAGTAGTAGCGCTTGAAAGCTTTCTTTGCAGTGTAAATGTCGCACTTAAAGTTTCATTACTATAGTTGCCAGCTAGTTGAGAGTTTGTAGCTGATACAGATACACTAATATTTGTAATGTTACTACCATGAGTGAATGATATAACACCGCCTAGTGAACCACTCCCACTCCTTAAATCATCCTCACGTAATCCTCCACTTGCGGGTAGTGGTATGCCAAAGCTTGAGGTAATTAAATCAATTGCATTTTGACTAATTGATCTTCCGAGAATTGAACCATCATTAATTATTGAACCATCGAATATACCTACACCGTCACCGATGGCAAAAAGTGTTACGTCGTCACGAATAATCTGAATTGGTAGGGTACTATTAGCATCTAATATTATCGACGTGGCGTTATTATCAATCGTTAAACTTTGCGTAACTTGTATGTCGTTCGCAAATATCTGGTCGGTGATTGCCGCACCATTTACGACTAGATTACCATCGATAACTTCTGCTACTGGTTCCCATGAGTTCCCATCCCAAAACCGTGTCTCTACAAAGCTTGCCGCTTCATTTGAGATTGTAACTCTATCGCCAGGTCTGTTTGCGTCTGGTGTTGCATTGTTGGCTGCAGAGTCAGACCACGAAGTACCATTTGCGTAATAATGGCCTGCGCCTCTAGCGCCTTCCACTGTATCGCCCTTATCACCTTTTTCGCCCTCTACTAAATGCTCAGACCAATCCGACCAGCCACTATTCGCCCACGTAACAGCGCCGGTCGTTGTGTTTAATGTGGCTACGTACTTTGTTTGTGAGCGCCATACTATTTGACCCGCTGTATAGTTTGGGACGTCTGTTATACCGCTTGTGTTGGTTGGTATGCCCTCAACTGAGCCGTTAAATGTGCCACCAGTGGGTCTAGTGCTAGGTTTAGTTACGCCGTTCTTATACACAAAGCTGTTAAACGAGCCATCAGCACCATTGAAGAAGTCCACGCCAAAAACTGGATTATCACCTTTATCACCTTTGGGTATAGTGACACTAGCTGCACCCGTATTAGGGTTGATTGTAACTGAGCCATTCGCGTTTTCGGTGAACGTAGGTATTGGCGCATCATCTGGCGTGTTACCGTCAAAAACATCGACTGAACCATTGCCGCCTGTGATCGTGACTTTGTTGCCGTCTCGTACTACTGTTGCTTGGTCGCCTTTGGGTCCTTGTATAATGTACTCTGACCAAATAGACCACTGCCCGCGCTGTGACCATGTTAGATCAGTGTTTTGATCGTATCTGTTCTCTGAGGTGTGTGTAATTTTACCGACTTCATAACTAGGTGTATCGGTCGTGCTGCTTGGTGTTACCTCAATAGTCCCGTTAAATGTGCCGCCTGATGGCCTACCTGTTAATAATGTTGCAGAATTCCTATAGACTCGAGTAACAAAAGAGCCATCGCGTCCATCAAAATAATCAATTCCTTTTGTAGGAGTTTCTCCATCCTCACCATTCTTAAACGTAACTGACTGTCCATTGCCGTTGTCAATAGTATATGTGCCATCGCCATTGTCTGTAATAGTAGGAATTGGAGCAGAATCACCGTCAGTGCCGTCACTGATTAATATAGACCCATTTTCGCCCGTTATTGTAAATGTACCGTCACCGTTGTCAGTTACCGTGGGCGCTGGTCCAGCCGGTCCTTCAATACCTGCAGCTATAGCATCGATAATTGCATTGACAGAAAACGCAACATCTTCACCACTACTATTTAATGGATTGCCTAATTCTCTGGCGATTAGCTTCCTAATGGTCATTTATTATTCTAGTCCTGAGTAAGTTGGGGTGCCGCTTGATATGAGTTCAATAGTTGATGTGACTTTGTCACCAACTGTCATTGCGTCCGCGCCAATCTTAGGCACAAACAAACACGCAAACTCTTCGCTTCTTGATGATGGCGTGCTGTACGTTATTGTATAATTTGAAGGCGTTGCGCTTTGTGAATCTATTTTTATTTGATTGTAAATAACACTGCTGTTGTAAATAATTGAACCGCTTACTTTAAATTGCTTTCCATAAAGCACGTTGTTTTTTAACTTTACAAACTTATCATTTGAAGGGTTACTAACGTTTATGACAGAACCAATAAATGAGATGCTCATTTCAAGCTGTCCAACAATGCTTAGCCCTTCTCGTAACACAAGTGCTTTTGTGCCGTTTCGGGCTTGGGGTAATCGAAAATAACGGGCGAGCTCTTGATTGTCGAATAGCTCAACATTATCAAATAACTCACCAATCATTTTTAGGCCTATGTGATAGAGCTTGGAGCGTCACCGGCACCACGCTTAAATCTGGACGTGTTGCCATTTGTTATAATGTTGACTGTGCCGCTGTTTAATACAATGGCTTTACCCGCTGCGCCACCTCTTGCGCCTGTCGTTGACGCGCCTGACTCACTATTGCCGCCCTTAGCGCCGTTGTCTGCGCCAGAATAACCACCATCACCAGCAATTAGTGGCGTACCAGGTCTACCATCGTCGCCATCTTCACCGAAATTACTGCCACGACCGCCTCGACCTATATTGTTAGCAGTAAATCCACTTCCCACACCGCCGCCGCCGCCGCCAATAACCTCTTCCATTCTTTGTCCAATATCATCACGACTACCAGCACCTCCCGAACCTCCTCCGCCAGCTGCGGCTAAATAGCCATCGGCAGTATACGATGCGTTTCCTAGGTCGCCAGTTGCACCAAGTAAATACACATTAACGGTAACGCCCGGTGTACCTCTAAGTGTCACCCCTCCATCACCGCCATCGTCGCCATCTTCACCGCGATTACTGCCACGACCGCCGTTGCCGCCGAATCCACCTTTCGCAGTGATAATGGCGCCATTAACGGCTACGATATTGACAATACTGCCAGTTTGAAACGAGCCAATTGCAACCGCTTGAGGCAAGGAGTTTTGACCGTAAGGCTTACCATCAAAAATAAAGGTAAAGGTGCCCGCTTCTGGTGGTCCACCTGATTCAGTATATAAGTTTACGTCTAATTGAGAATTGACCCGAATGTCGCCACCAAATACACCGCCGATAAAAGGATTATATGTAGTTGTAGAAACTTTATATAAGCGGCCACCATCATTTGTTGGGCTGACTTGTGTAACTTGGGATCTGAAACCTTGCTTCGGATTGCCGAAAATATCTTGATTATCAGCAGTTACTATTTCAACAACATCGCCAAGTTTAAAATTAAGGTTACTTTCGTCAATCGTAAAGTCGATCTGCTCTGGCCTATTACTAAAACGCTGCACATAACGAGTTGTGATTAGATCGCCAATCTCTATGTTGCTAGTTTTGTTTGAAAGTATTATCGACTTACCAAGCTTTTTAATTTTCTCTTCATCATAATAAAGCGGACCTTCCAAATCTCGGTTAACCGCCAGGCTAGAGCGAGCAAAATTCACATTATCATCAGACTCCGTTAGCTTTCGCTTGTCGTACTGCAAGAATGCACGAGAATAATGCAGATCCTTTGACTCTGAAATGCTAATCGAGCCGAATTTTATTTGCTGGTTTTCTATTAATACGGCGGTAGTCTGGTTCCATGGCGTTGTGGCTTTTAGCGTAACTTTACCAAGCTCAGTATCAGTCCAAATATCGAGCATAAATTGTGCGCATATATCGTCTAACTGTTTGGCACTGTCTTTTGATTCAAAGAATATTGCATCTATAGAGTTTTCAATGCTGGGGATCCAAGTCGCTATTTCAGACTGCATCGTAGTACCGTCATAGTCATCGACTGACATGCCTGCGTCAGCAAAAACGTCTTGCAGTACTGTATATAGATTTGCGTTGTTGTATTTACGAGCGCGAAAAACCTCATCACCAGCGGAATGATCTTCTGGTTGATTCAATATAGTTCTATCACCTAGCGTTATAGTCGAGGCTCTGGCCACAGTCAGAGTGACTTGCGTAGCATTTCCGCTGGCGTTTGTGATCATAAGTAAGTCGTTACTAATAACCGCTGTGTATTTTGCAAACGGTGTCCAGTCTGCAATATCACCTTCAAAGGTTATCGACGTTGAACCGCTATTTATGCCACCTGTTAATCTGCCAGTTATGACTTTGGGAAATTGAGACTTGTCAGCATCAGCCCGATATAGAACGTCTTTGCATGTTAAAGACCAGGTATCATTGCTACCGCGCTTTATGTCAGTTGCAATATAGTTGTTTGTTCTAATTAAGGTGTGAGTAACACCGTCAGACTCATAGTATTTCACGCGAACACGCTTGTTTGCTAATATGTTTCTGGCTTTTAGTTTGCCAAAAAACGTGCCTTGCCGAGCTAAGTCGGGGTTTGCAATAAGCGCCGGACTAGTTAAGTTTGGATCTTCAATAAAATCTATAAGAGAAATATTAGCAGTGGCCCGACTCGCTACACCGTTGCCCGCCTTTAACTTTGGTGTTGTTTCATTAACTCGCTGCAGGCACTTATAAACATCTGATTCATTTAGCAGCAATCCTGTATCTGTAAACTTATGTGTTTTTATAACGGTCGTGAAGCTACTCTGGTCATTGCATGTTAGCGGTGTAGAAAAACCCGGCTCGCCGCTTATTGTGCAGGCACCAACAACTTGAGGTAAATCAAGCTCAATAACATGAAAATGTATTCTCACGCGACCGCCCTGAATGATAAGTTTACATCAACTAGCGTTGTGGTTTGCGAGTGCGTTTTAACTGTGGCGCTTGATAGTTCAAACGCTGCATAAGAGTGATCAGGCTTGTCGTCTAGCTCATAATCTAATATTGATAATATGCCAATGGTATTATATTGATTGTATATTTGAATCAGGTCGCTTTCAGCCCATGCTTTAGTCATATTTTGCAAGTTTAAAGAAAGCCGTGGCGTTTCTTCAACTTGTAATCTAGTCGTTGGCAATCCGCGACTTGTTATAGCTACGCGCTCTCGAACATTGTTACTCAAATACGGTAATAGTTGGCCCGAGCTTGTGCCCCAATCAATGACTGTTGAAAGGCCAGCTTGAATGAAAGAAATAATCTTTTGACCCGCACCGATAAAGCTTATGGTCAAATTACCTAGTGCTTGGGGTGTATCGTTATAAAAAACTATATTTTTGTTGCGACCGGTTACGGTAAATTCTTTGGTGTAATTTAAAGCAGTGGCACGAACGACCGTACCAATTGGCAATAATAAACCATGCAATGCAACATACTGAGAGCTACCCACAGAACGGACCTCAACAGAAAGCGTAGATGAAACACTCACAATGTTTTTTGAGAAGTCAGGATTTAGCACGTTTTGCACGACACCACTTGATAATGTGCCGACTGTTAAAACAATCGTATTGTTTCGAATGATATTGGATTTACTAAAAATCATATGCGACCGTCCGACTTAGCTTGGTCATACTTACGCCCAATCGTGTCTACAATCTCGTCGCTAAATTCGATGCTAATTCTCATTGAGTCTTGAGCCCCACTTGATACATCCGTAACCGTCGCGCTTTGGTCTGTAAATGATTGCTGCGCTTGAGGTTGTGACGGGGCCTGTGTTGAACTAGAACCACCGCCATCTGGAGACGATGAAAGAATAGCCGCAATCTGAATCGCGCCTGTAGCCGCTATAAGCGCAGCGCTTGCATAATTTTGTGTCTTGAGCGCGTCAGTAATACCTTCTGCTGTGTTCATATAAGCATTAGACGCTGATGCTGCTTGCTTTAATTTATGCATCTTCTTTGAGTTAGTGCCTACAGCGTTTAATAAACCAATACCATCTTCTATCTGTTTTTTAGAATTTGATTTAGACCAATCAATCTCAGTATTGTTTTTATCTTCCTTGTCCTTAAGATCCTTTTTCTCAAGCACTGCTAAGCGCTCGTAATATTCGCGATGAAGTATTAATTTGTTATCAAGTTTTTCTTGTAACGCTTCAAGCTCGCGCTGGTTTTCTTCTTCAAGTAATTCGGGGTTTAGGGTGGACGGGGCAAACTCGGCTATAATTTCATTAAGCTTAGCTTGATAATCTTCTTCTGATATTAACTTGTTGTCGTAAAACTCACGTAAACTCGCCAATTCGTTTGCATAAGCGTCTTGCTTGGCCTGTTCATCGGTAGTTGCAAATTCTAAAATTTGTAACCTGTAATCTTGATCTACCTGTTTTTTTAAATCCGTGTAGTGCGCAGCGTTCTTAGCGTCTTCTGAATATAACTCGTCAAGAATGCGCAACCTCTCGTCTTTTTCTTCGCGCAAGATTTGTAATTTTGTTTTCTTAGCGTCTTGAAGTGATTCAAGCTCTTTCTCTAGCGCTTCGCCATCCGTAATTGAGTCGGCACCAGATCGACCACCACTTGATGAGGTGTTGGTGCTAGCTGTCTCTATATTTTGACTTTCTGACCTTTCCGCTTTTAATAACTCTCCCCTTGCTTCTATGATTGCGTTTATTTCATGCAATTTAACCAGATGATCAATAAAGTCATCGCTATTTAGGCCCGCTTCACTGTACTTGCCTATAGCTACAGAATAATCGTTAATCTGAGCGTTTACCGCCTTCTGAATTTTTTCAATTTGAGAAAGGCTATCAATATTTTCAATTAAAGCGTGGTTATCAAGTATGCCGCTGACTTCTAAGTCGTCATTTGCAATTGCAAAAAAGTTTGCTAGTGACTCAGCCGCTTTGTTAACAGCGGGCAAAAAAGGTGCGATTGCATTGTTGATAAAGTTAACGAACGCGCCTTGTGCTAAATCAACATTATCAGCCAGGTCTTTAAATTGCTGGCGTTCTTCGTCGCTTAGTTCAATATTTATTTCATCGAATTTTTTACCTAAAAGATCCGCTTGGTTGCCGCCATCTTTAAGTAAAGGAATTAATCTAGTGGTATCGCTTGCCATACCTTCGAGAGCAAACGACATTTTTTGAGTGCTTACGCCTGCATCTTCCATTTGCCTAACCATGGCTTTTAATACTTGGTCACCAGACATATTTTCAAATTCGTTTGCTAGTGAAAGCGCGTCTTTTTCTGTTAACTTCATAACGTCAGCGAAGTCTTGGAATGCGCCGCCGCCAGTGGCCAGAAAGTCACCAACTTTCTCTTGGGTGTCCTTCATTATGTCGCCATATTTCTCAGCGCTTATACCAACAGTGCCCATGACAAAAGACTGTCGCCTAAACTCTTCGTTTGTCAGCCCTGCCATAGTTGCAAGTACTTCGGTTTCACGAATGGCACGGCCTTGCACGGTGGAATAAGCCACAAGCGCAGACGTTGCCGCGAGTAAAGCGGTGCCAACTAACGCCATACCTTTTGCTAACTTTTCACCGCTAAACGTAAAGCCTTTTTGTTTATCGTCTGCTTTTTGAAATCCACCCTCTAGATCGCGCAGTTTTTTATTAGCTTTATCCAATTCACCGCGCATTTTTAAAGCATTGGCGCTTAGCTCAATATTGTATTTTTCTGTGCTCATTGAATCAAATATCGCTTATCAGTAAGGCCGTTCATTTTACGCTCGGCGTTTATCATCATGCTAATGTCGGTGGATGGAGTGTGTTTGTCTAAATCCAGTAAAATATATATTTCTACGTATTCAAGCATCCATGCTTCGGCTGGTGCAATTTTGGCAACGGTTACTAATAGCTTAAAATAACCGTAATAGTCCGTTTCAAACTCGGTTAGCTGCTCTCGGCCGGAGAGTCTAAGCCAGTTCGTTCCTTTTTTTTTATAGCTAGAGTGTGCATCTGCTTATCTACTTGCTGAGCAACATCAACGAGTAAAAATGTGTATGGCTCTACGCTATCCGTATTTTCACCCTCAATTGGACGCCAGCCGCACCGCATAACACCGTCTTCAAATTCTTCAATGCCGAGTGATTTATTTTCTTGTTTAGCTAGGCAATAAAGAAGCTCTGCAGCGGTAAGCGGGTCTACAGCTAGCGCTAGGCTTTTCGTTACTGTGAGCAAGTCTTTACCCATGTTATTCGTAAAGCAGTGCAACACAGAAATAAGCGTAAACCATAGATCTTTATCGGTGCGCTCTTTGAACATCTTCATAGCTGCCAATGTCATCTTGGCCTCATATGATTTACCGCATAACTTAAAGTGCATTATTCACCTGTTGATAAAAATGTGATTGAAGTGGTAATTTTATCGCCAACCGGCACCGCATCGCTCAATCCGTTCGGTATACCGTTAAACGTGATTAAATTATCAATAACGCCGTCAATATCCAACGCGTATGCGCCCACATTGCCCGCCTGCGCGTCAACTCTAATTTTCTTATACTCTGCATCGTTATTGTAAACAAGTGAGCCAGCGACCGTAGAGCCAACCATGGATAGCTCACCATTCATTAATGTAACAAAGCCGTTATCTGTTTTGCTTTCAGTGTTAATTGGAGCGCCTAACACTGTGCGAGTCATTTCGAGTTGACCAACAATCTCTTGGCTAGTGCCGACCACTCTATACAGTACGCCAGTTGTGCCGTTAATTTCACCACTCATAGATCACCTATTACGCTGCAGGTACGTGAACGAATTCACCGCTTGATAAGAATGTAATTGACGTAGTCACTTTATCGCCCATAGGCAATGCGTCGCTCATACCGTTTGGCACCATATCAGCCGTGAATGATTCGTCTGTTTCACCACCGCTAGGATAAACAAGCGAATATTCGTCTTGTGTCCCTGTTAATGCATCGGCGCGAACGGTTCTAAAAGATGCGTCACTGTTATACACAAAGGTACCTGCAAACGTCAGTTGCTTACCTGCAAGCTCACCGTTTAAGAGCATCACGTAACCGTTTGATGACTTATTGCTAATATCAATAACAGTGCCGCCGATTGTTAGCGTTCCTTCTCCTTGGCCAACGATAGTTGTGCCATTTTTCTTTAGTAGTACTTTCGTGCCGTTTAATTCACCAGCCATGATGTTTCTCCAATAATGTTTGTTTGATGTGGTTTATTTGGTTTTGG